GATTTTCCGATAGAGGTCGAGGGCGAATACGTCGGTCATGCCCGAAAGGTAGTCGAGAACGGCCATGAAACGCGTGGAAAGGTCGTCGGATTGAAGTTCATATTGTGACGAAACTTGTTTCAACAGCAGTTGCGAGTATTTTTTCTCGGGACTGATCACCGCTTCGCACATGAGTTCGAGCAGCGTATAGATGATGTGGAAACCCGAAAGTTCGATGTCTACGACTTCTTTAGAGAGATAAATGCGTTTGTGCGCCACCGCTGCGCAGTTTTCGTAGGCCGTTTTCAGGCGTTCGGGCAGGTGGCGAATGAGCGAACCCGTGAAGGTGCCGCTCAAAATGGCGGCTTCGTTCTCGACAAATACTTGCACGCAGGCTCGTTCGAGGGCGTTGATCACGCACGAACGGAGGAATTTGATCTGATCGCCCGCATCGGTGTCTTCTGGATAGGAGCGGCGCAGTTGTTCGCGCTCGGTTTCGTCGAAAAAGCCGAGGTAGAGTTCGATGGTTTCGGCGGTGGAGAGCAGACGGAGCTTGTGCGCGTCTTCGATATCCATGATCTCGTAGCAAATGTCGTCGGCGGCTTCGACGAGATACACCAGCGGATGGCGCGCATAGCGGATGCGATCGCCCTCATGTTCGAGGGCGGGGATGCCAAGGGTGTCGAAAATTGTGAGAAAGGTGTCGCGTTCGGGCGTGAAGAAGCCCATTTTCGGCTTATTCCCCGCCAGTGCGGCCGAAAAGGGGTACTTGACCACCGAAGCGAGGGTGGAATACGTCATGACGAAGCCGCCTTTTCGCCGACCGTTGAAGCGATGCGTGAGCAAACGGAAGGTATTGGCGTTACCGTCGAAGTGGGTGATGTCGTTCCACGTGGATTCGGGGAGGAACTCGCGGTATTGCTGTCCTGCGCCCTCGGAGAAGAAGGAACAAATGGCCTCTTCGCCGGAGTGACCGAAGGGAGGGTTGCCCATATCGTGCGCCAAACACGCGGCAGACACGATGGCGCTGATGCTTTCGAGGGCGGCGGTGTCGGCTGCGTCGTGGTGTCCTTCCAAAGCCCGTGCCACATCGGCCCCCAATGAGCGGCCTACGCTCGACACTTCGAGCGAGTGCGTCAGGCGGTTGTGGACAAAAATGCTACCCGGGAGGGGAAACACCTGAGTCTTGTTTTGCATGCGCCGAAAGGGCGAAGAAAAGATGAGACGATCGTAGTCGCGTTGGAATTCAGTGCGCTGTTCTGCAGGATGCTTGTCGCGATCTTCCTTGCCCAAACGGCGCGAAGAAATGAGATTGTGCCAATTCATAGATGAAAATATTCTAACAATCTTAAGTTCCTTGTATATAGTTGATTACGATAATCTTTCTCTATTTCTTGCACGATGGTTGCATTGTTCATTATTGGGCTGATACACGCCGAAGTAGAGCAATAATCTCATCTTTATCGCGCAAATGATCTTCGAGTTGAGCTATACGTGCCCGCAAATCCTGGATCTCTCTTTCAAGGCTCGTTGAAGCGGCCAGCGATATGTTGTTACCATTAAAGGATGATACGGAGTTATTCCCAATAGATAAAGAAGCCTGATCATCAGGAAAGAACTCTGTTATACTTACATTTAAGGCACGCGCAATACGCTCTAAGTCTTGAGCCTTAATAGAACCTTCTCGAATGCAGCGGAAGAGATTTACATCGCTCATATCAACATCGGCAGCGAGTTTTTTAATGCCACCGGGTCGTTTAAGCCCGAGCGCTCTTATTCGTTCTAAATTCATGGTTTTCGAGTTTAATTCACTTATATCTGCCATTAAAAATGACTCCTCAACAAAATAATCAACAGAAAGATTTGATAGTAAGCAATAGATTTGATACCTTTGCACAACAAAGATAACAACAACAACAACAACAACAAAGAGAGCCGATGAATAATTTGGTGCGAAAGGAATTTCTTAGTGCAAAGGTGATGAGAGAAATCAAAATCGGAGAAACCTATGAATTTCCAATTAAGAACTACGATCGAGTAGGAACATACAAAAACAGATATGGCAAAAGCCTACAGCGAAAATTTGAAACGCGTGTAGACGAAGCTAAAGGAGTAATCTATTTAACACGAGTATCATGACACACATCCAACCCCAAACCATCCCCGGTGCACGTTACGACATTACCCAAACGTGCGCGCTGCTTGGTATCCACCGCAATTCATTGCGCATCTACACTGAGAACAAGGATATTGTCGCCGAGTATCATGCCCCAACGGCGCGGAAACTCTATACCGCGGAAGAGATTCAGCGCTTTTGGCTAAGCACCGTAAAGTTAGGATAAAGATATATGCTGCCGGTAAAGTACGAAACACTCCGAGAAGGCGTACAGGTACTCCTTTCGGGATCCAGACATGAATACAAGCTCGATTGCTCCTTTTGGGCAATTCGTGCGAAAGCGTTTTTCGCCACACTCGAAAAAGAGTTCAGAGTCGAACGGGTGAAAAACGAAGATGATGGAAGTAGCGTCGTCTACTTCAAGACGAATAAAGAACAAGCAGACCGGCTTGTTGAACAAATGCAAGATATTGTCGAAGCGACACTCTATGATTTATGATTACAACCGAACAACTATATGCGGGTACACGTGACGGGCTGGACATCATCCTTTCCGTGTACCCGCAGGCGGAAGTTTGCGTGAACAACCCAAAGGCGAAGTTCAAAGCTCGAGAAACCGAACGAACCCCGTCTGCAACTTTGATTGCAAGCACTGACAAAAAAGGGAACCGCGTTTGGAAGGTGGTTGATTACGGAGACGAGGGGCACGCACTTTCGCCGGTCGACATCTGGATGAAAGAACGGGGAGTGAATAGATTCGGCGAGGCTGTACTGCAGATCGCTGATTTGTTCAACATACGTTCTGAAATCAACAAGACGATCAACCGTGCCGAGTGGGATGAACGGCCGGCAAAAGCTGATGAAGCGGAGGGGCAGACGGTATTTGAACTCATGGAGGAGATACCGGAGCCATGGCTGAAGGTTTTAGGGCCAAAGGTAACTCGGAAGGTGGCAGAAAGTTTGCACTGGCATGCTGCCAAGTATGTAGGCTATGTCAAGAACCGTGTGGTAAAATGCGAGTACTCCAATGAGAATTACCCTATTCTTTTGAGAGAATGCATTGTCCCCGCACAAGGCGAAGAGAAAGGTCGCACATTCTACAAAATATACAAGCCGCTTAACCCGGACAAGGCGTTTCGCTTTTCGTACGCGCCGAGAGGAGAAAAGCCGAGGTATTATATCAATGGACTCGAAGAGCTTAGGAAGCAGTGGAGAGAACTCAATGACAGACTTGAGCGCGAATGGAATTCAGACCCTACCAATGAGAATATTCCATACAAAGAGACTAAAATCTCGGAGGCGGTGATCTGCAGTGGAGAACGAGACGCCTTGTGCTGTAAAGCCATGGGATACGCCCCACTTTGGTTTAACTCGGAGACTTATCGCGTTTCGGACGCGGAATTTCGCGAGATCACAAAGTATGCCGAGACGATATACAACATCCCAGATCTCGACGCCACAGGCAAAAAGAAAGGGTGCGAAATGGCGCTGAGATTTATTGACGTGAAAACGGTTTGGCTACCTGAATGGCTTACCACTTACAAAGATAACAGAGGACGGCCGAGAAAAGATCTTCGTGACTGGATGGAACTTCGAGGAGAGGTTGCAGACTTCAAGGATCTCCTCATGATGGCGACACCGGCTAAATTTTGGCGCGAGAAAATCAATGAAAAGAAGAATAAAGCAGAATACTGGATCGATACGGTTTCACTTTTGGCATTTCTCGAACTCAACGGATACCACTGCTTGAAAGACGAGGACAGTGATTTGACAAGATACGTACATATCACGGGAACGACGGTGCGTGAAATCAAACAAAAAGATATCAGACGTTTTATTCGACTTTGGGCTGAAGAACGCGCGTTGAATGTTGATATACGAAACCTCATTCTCAATTCAACAAAACTCGCAGGATCAGCTGTGTTGGAAAACCTTTCAGAGGTGGAGTTAGACTTTTCAAATAGCACAGCTGATTCGCAGATTTTCTACTTAAAGAAAAATGAATTGCAAAACGTTGCTGTTGAAATTACCGGGGAGGGACTGAAAGAGCACACTGATGGTGCTGCATTTGGGCATTACGTTTGGGAAGAGAATGTGATTCCACACAGATTCACTAAATTGGAGGACATGTTTGAAATCACATCATCTATTGATGAAACCGGGACAAGAGTTTGGGATATTGACGTGAAGAATACCTCTTCTCCCATGTTCGGGTATATCATCAATACTTCGAGAGTACATTGGAGAAAAGAAATCGAAGAACGATTTGCAACTTCAAAAGAGCGAACAGCTTACCATGAAGCCCATAAATTTGACATAGCGGGCGAAGGGCTAAGCGATACCGAAATACAGGAGCAGAAATTGAATTTGGTAAACAAAATCTTTTCAATAGGCTACATGCTACACCGTCACAAAGACCCGTCAAGAGCTTGGGCACCCCAAGCCATGGACAATAAAATAGGTTCTGATGGTGAGTGTAACGGTAGATCGGGAAAGTCCTTTCTCTTCAAAGCGTTCGAACATTTCATGAAGCAGATTAAGCTTTCAGGAAGAAATCCGAAGCTTATGGACAATCCCCACGTATTTGACCAAGTTGATAAAAGTACTGACTTTATACTGGTCGATGATTGTGCGCAATATCTTTCGATGGGTATCTTTTACGATATCATTACAGGGGCATTGACTGTAAACCCAAAGAACAACCGATCTTTCACAATCCCATTTCACAAAGCACCCAAGATGGGATTCACTACAAATTATGTCCCAACAGACTTTGACGCCTCTACCATGGCAAGGTTGCTGCCTATGGTTTTTTCTGACTACTATCACCAAAGAGCGGAAGAAAACAACTATATTGAAGACAGATCAATTCGCGATGATTTTGGACGAAACCTTTTAACCGAAGATTATCCAGAATGCGATTGGAACAGTGACATCAACTTTTTTATGCAATGCTGTAGATTCTATTTGAAGGTCGGAGGAGAGAGCGGGAAGATATTACCGCCTTTGGGCAATATCCTGCAGCGTAAGTTTAAGGCTGACATGGGTGAGAACTTTGAAGACTGGGCGTTGACGTACTTTGCTGAAGAAAGTGGCAACCTTGATTGTTTAATCGTCCGAAGTTTGGCCTTTGAGAACTACACAAGGTTTGCCGGTAATTTGGGGAACCGGTACACGATGAAACGCTTTACCAAGCAACTCAAGTCGTTTGTTACATTGTCCGAGGAGATATACATGATGAACCCACCCGAACTTTGTAACTCGCAAGGGCGAATTTCGCGAAGAGTGGACGGGAAGTTAGTTGACGTGATATATTTACGCTCTAAGAGAGCACAAGAAGCGAGAGAGCCTGTAAATGATTCTTTCAACCCCATATATAAGCCAGTTCTAAATTAGAAGAAACGCGTCATGCAAGCAGCATGGCGCGTTTTATGTATATTTAGCGCATTATACGCAAGGGGCACAGTTCGCAGCACTTCAAAGGGATAGATTGGAAAAAATAGATACCCCTTATTTTGTACTATTTATTTGTATCATCGTATCAGGGAAAGAAATAGGAAGTATAGATAACTATAAATCAGTGTTTTAATAGGTGATACAGAACCGATACAGAACCGATACAAATCAATGAGGAACTGTATCAAGGGGAAGTGTATCAGAGCAAATTGAGTTGTCAGAGCATGGTGTTTGAGTGGATCGGTGTTCTTTCATTGATTTGTATCAGTCCTATCTAATTGAAATACAGTACTGATACAATGATACAAAAAAATAGGGTGAAACCGACCTATCTAAAAAAAGCGAGTGAAAAGAATTAGATGGAGACAAGACACATATATACGAGAAAATATCGTATCTTTGCCTTTGTAATAGCTTAATTATGAAAGATATAACGACAGAGTTGACGGTTCCACCTTACTTGTTTGATTGGCTTGTTAATAAGTATGGCAATCCGTTACGATTCCCCGCGAGATCGCCCCATAATGATTTACTACATGCGCTGGTGGCTGTAGCGAGACCAAAGCAAGGAGGGGAGCAGGTGAAACAGAAAAGAGGCATGACTTTGAAAGTCGTGTTACCTAATAGGAGTAGACACAAGCCCGAGCACTACCATCATTTGTCGAAAGCTGCCAAAATCATATTTACAAGAGATCTCAAGCGCTTTTTTAGATTAGACTTGACGGCATTCGTACTCAATACTGCTTCCAAAGGCTGCTTGACGCTGGAAAGCCTGGAACAGTGGTGCAAGAGTCACGGTATAAGGATCACCCACCGAGACGCAGTCAAGCGGATATATTACCGTATGAAAAAGCAGTTGGAGGAGCAAGGTATCTTATTACCGCCGAAATTTCCCAAATCGTTGCAGTCATAGCGAGCGCCCTGTCAAGATGATAACAACGACAACAACAACGCCCCCACGTTCAATTTACGTGGGGGCGTTGTTCATTCTACTCTTCTGTGGTATTTTGCGCCTGTTCCTCTAAATAGCGATGGTAAAAGCGGATAGCGTCGGACACGAATGCAGTCTTGTATAAGTAGCTATCATAGATTTTCAACGCGTCTTCTGGTAGGCCGATTGTGATTTTGCGTGCTACTGTACGCGGGCGGCCTTTGCTTGGAACACTACCAAGCGGACTTTTCGGGTGTTTTGTTTGCTCCATAATGTTTTAGTTGGTAAATTTGCACTGAACCTCAAAGATTTCAAGAGTGGGCGGGGTTTCCCCCGCCCGTTGCTTTAGCCTTTATAGGTGAACGTGAACGTCCATTTGCCAAAGCAAATCTTGATTGAAATTTTCATATCGCGAAAATTTGAGGTTGAACATCGCTGACAGCCTCGTGCTGAAAGCGGCAATTTTGAGAGTTGCTACCTCTCTCAATTGCAATACAAAGATACGATTTTCTTTCTAAATAAGCAAGCTTTTGGCTTGATAATTAGAGAGTTATCGTATCTTTTTTTTGGCTTGCTTTTATCTTGATCGGAGTGTGCAGCCTGATACAAATCGGGCGGCATATTCCGATTCTTTTTTAGCGCTCATGAGTTTCGAAGCGTAGGGCGCCAGGGGGGTGCATTCGCACAAAGGCCGCACTTTCGTGACGGCCTTTCGGGAACAAACGGCTAAAAACCAAAGGAATAGGGCAAAGCAGAGCCGGAAAGACGGAAAAACAGAGTTTTTTGCCTTTCTCTTTTGCCCTATTCCTTTGGTTTTTAGCCGTTCGGGACGTTTTGGGGCGCCTATGTCCACCCTTTCGGGATGAACATAGGTACCCGCCCCAAAACTTGAAAGAGGAAGGATCATGATCCATATTTTTAGCTGCTGAACTGGTATATCCGTTCAGCGGCTTTTGTCATTTTTGGCCCACGCGCGTTCTCCTATCTTTGCACTAAATCGAAAACGCAGAAAATGGCAAGAAAATACGATATCAACATTGAGGGCGAAATTGGCTATTGGATCACAGGAGATAGTGTGCGCAAAGCCATGCGACCTTATGGTGACAATGAGATTAAGGTGCGCATTTCATCGTTAGGCGGCAGCCTTTCCGATGGTTTGGATATCTGTACGCTCTTTCGCGGCCATGGAAAGGTAAAGGTTTATCTCAGTGGTTTTGTCGCATCGGCCGCGACAATCCTCGCAATGGGAGCGCACCGCATAGTGATGGCACCGGAAGCGGTCATGCTGGTACACAACTCGTCGATTCTTCTTTTCAACTGGGAGAGGGTAAACAAAGAAGACATCACGAAAAAGAAAGAGGAGCTGGAAAACATTCGCAAGACGCTTTCCACCTTTGACGACTTGATTGCAAATATCTATTCTGCACGCACAGGGAAGAGCGTTGAAGAGATGGCAGCACTCATGAAAGAAGAGCGCTGGATCACGGCAAAGGAGGCACTCGAAATCGGACTGATCGACGAAATCGACAAATATGATGAGAGTGCCACCGGGCAGGTGGGGATCACGGCCACCGTGACAGCCATGTGCAGCGAATACGGTTTGCCGGTGCCACCGCTCCCAATTGTTAGCGAACCCTCAATGATTGAACGCGCGCTGGCAAAATTAGGTTTCGGGAAGAAAAACGATGACGTGCAAAATAAAAAACACTGTTTGATCATGGATAAGACAACACACCCCAACTTGTTGAACGCTTTGGGCGTTGAACAAATCACAGCCTCGGAGAAAGGCGTGATGATTTCGAACGCACAGGCCGAAAAACTCAACAACGCGCTCGCAACGGCAAACACGGAAGTGGACGACGCGAAAAAGCAGGCAGAAGAACTCAAAAAGCAAAACACCGAACTGCAGGCAAAGATTAATAAGCTCCAAGAAGAGATTAAAGCGGCAGCCGGTGCAGATGGAGATGAGACGAAACAGGTCAATGACACCGGCAATCAACCGCCGGACGATGAGATTACAACGGCGGCGGCAAATGCTAAAGCCCAACTCGAAAAAATTAAAGGACTGCTCTAAGAAGAGACGACATAGTCCGAATTTATAACAGACAGATCAATAGAATATGAGCTTTAAACTCACACAGGACGATCTCAAGAAATCGGCGACCACCTATAAAAAGCAGCTCCTGGTTACGCCCATTATCAGCTGCGAAGAAACTTTGCAACACATGACTTCTCGCCCCGGAGTGGCAGGTCGTGAAATCGTGTCGGAATTGGGTGGAAATATCGAACTCGGCCCCTACGATCCCACCCGAGTGGATAACGACGGCGTGAATGCCAATGCACGTACGCTGGAAACATTCCTCGGATCGGTAGTGAAGCGGTTTGACGTCAACACCGCGGCAACCACCGTTTGGGGCGAACTTGTGGCACAGGGCATACAGTTGACAACAGCAGATTTGGCACTGCAGGTACTTACGTACTTGTCCGGAAAACTGGGTCAGAAACTCAATGAAGCGATTTGGGCAGCAAAACGCAACGATTCGGGAACCACAACCAAAGACTTGTTTAACGGTTTCGATACCATCACTAAACAAGAAATTGACAACAGCAATATTTCCACATCGAACGGAAATCTTTGGGAGTTTGCAGAACCCATCACGAAGACCAATGCCGTCGATATTCTGATGGACTTTTATGAGGGGGCGGCCGAAGAATTGCAAGGCGCGAAAACAAAGCTCTATGTGCCTGTCAAGGTATATCAAGCCTATAATCGTGATTATGCTACCCGCTTTGGTGGAACTCCTTACAACAAAGAATTCTCGAAGACGTTCCTCGAGGGAACGCAGAACCTTTGTGAGCTGGTGCCTTTGGTTTCCAAAAAGGGGTCAGGCTATCTGCATTTGACCACGAAGAGTAACATGCTGTATGGATATGGCGCCGGGCTGGCGAAGGAGAATATCGCAATCGAAAAACACCACGAGTTTCTGCTCTCATACGTGGCAACAATGTTTTTCGGAACGGAGTTCGAATCTATTCAGAAAGAACGCCTGTTCGTCGGCAAACTGCATGCTTAACCCTCAAAGACAACATCATTATGGCAAACAAATGCAACGGAATTCCGACTCTCACAGAAAGTTTGGTGCACTGCCAAGGTAGCAGGGTGCAGCCAGGCTTGAGAGATCACGTCTATGTCATCTCAAAACGCGACGTCGTGAAGTGGCCAAAACGTGTTTTGGCCACAGACAGCGGGGCTACCATGGAGAAACTTGCAACATTGCAAGGCGATTTCGTGCTGAAGGCGGATAAGAAGTGGAAGCGTATTGACGTGATTGACAGTAAAGCGCAGCTTGAATCCGATATGACCGGAGAAGAGCCGTCTAAACTTTACGAGAATAAGCTGACATTCCTTCACCCCGGAGTAGAGGAAGCTGCCACCGGTTTCTGTCAGTTGGCTGCTGAAGATAAGTTCATTTTCCTGTGTGTGCAACGAAACGGAAAGACGCGACTCGTGGGATCGGAAATGTACAGCACAGAAGTAAAGCCCAAACTTTCAAGCGGAGAAGGCTATTCGGGCGGTGGAACAACGATTGAAGTCATTGCACGAGATATTTCGCCCGCACCTTTCTACACTGGAAAAATCGAAGAAGACGAGGGCTCTATTTCAGGAGCCACCGACGAACCCACTGCAGCGGCTGCTGTAGGATCACATGCCTGATTATGGATAAGGAATTTACAGAAAGCCTTAAACGCTGGCTTGAAACGCCGCGAGAAGAACGCGACGTGAGAGAGGGGGCGGAGCTGCTTTTGCGGATCAACGGCAACCGCCACATTTATAATTTGGCGATGAACCGCCCGGAGGCCGCACACGATCACGTGGAGTACGACTTGAAGAAGTTTCTGCAAATTCGGCTCGACGGGCATACGGTAGAAAGCATTCGTGAGATGGAACACGAACTGCTCCCCAAAGTCCGCTCTCTTATCCCACCGCCCGAAGAGGAAACGGAAAGCGAGCTCTCTGAAGACGACACCGTAGAAGAAACACCCACCGCCCCGAATGCCCACAGAGGACGCCGCCCCGACCACGATGAACTCCCCGAGCATATCCGAGCGATTTACGACCGCGGTGGAGAACTCTATGAAAAGATCAGACGAACTTTTACAGAGTTGCAAGACCTGGAAAAAGCCCCGCCCTGTGATCGCTACGAGAAGATAAAAATCTTAGAGGGGCTTTATGAAGAGTACATCGCCGGCTGGGATGAATACGACGCGTATGGCACCGCCGACGAAGACGAAGAAACAACTGAACCGGAAGATCCGGGCAACGAGGTGAAAAGAGTGGTAGCCGCACGCAAGTTTATTTCAACCCATGTGGCAAAACTCGAGCAGCTCCTTAAGACCGAAGAGCCCGCGCCCGACGAAATTGAAGAGGAACGCCGACAAATCACGGAAAGAATTACCCTGATCGTGACAACAGGCGGCAGTTTCAAACCTGATTTCGCCCAACGGTTGAGAGATATCGGGGTGGAAATGCCAACAGAGCAGCCCACCGCCGAATGAGTTAGAGATTGATTTATGAATTTGCTTGCACGGGGTGGACGTTGTGATAATGTTCGCCCCGTAATTTTCAAAGACGACAACTATGATAGAAGATAAACCGGAAATACACAACCCACGCGACGAACCTTTGCAGCTGTTTATTAGCGATAAGATCCAACTGGGTGAAGTCATCGAACGTCTACTGCAATTCACCGGGAAAGCCAATGTGCTGATCGCCTCGTTTTCGGTGGGGGAAGAGTTCACGCGAAAAATACATGCGCTGAAAAAGAAAGGACTCATCGGGCGAGCCGATCTGTACATTGATATGAAGGCAGCGGAAAAGACCGCGAGAACAAGAACTTTCACGACAGCTGTTTTTGACACGGTGAACTATTGTGCCAACCACGCGAAAGCCGTGGTAATAGAGGGGACGGAGTAGAGCTGCACCGTGATCACTTCACAAAACGGCACGCGCGGCACAAGAAACGAGGTATATAACATAACAAACAAGAGGACTTTTGCGGAATATGTGCGAAGAAAATTTCAAAACATCCCAACTTTTCAACTTAAATGATGAGTTTGATTTTTCGCTTTTCGAAAGACTCGTCAAAGCATTGACGCCGATCGCGGACATCGCGGTGCTGATGGACGTCGACGAAACGGCTTTGCGAGACGCTATTGAAGACCCAAATCAAGAAATCAGTAAAGTCTTTCGACGCATCAGAGCACAAACCACGCTCGAAATGCGAGAACGCAACATTGAGTACATGGAGGCGGGATCGCCCAGTGCGACCGAACGCGTGGCTGAGTATCTCAAACAAGCACAACTCGACTTATGAACATCACGCTGCTCGACACCGCGCAAAAATTTCTCTTTGCAGACGAGAGAGAAATGCAAGAGGCCGGGCTTTCGACGGGCACGCGGGGGAGAATGATCCGTTTGCGGGATCTTTACAACTACTGGCTGGCTCATCCCCGCCTGTTGGATAAAGATATAGTGGCGGAAATCATTCGGAGGTATCAAGTCGGAAAGTCCATGGCATACGAAGATCTGAAGGTGATCAAGTATTGTTTGGGCGCGATGAATCAGAGCACCGTGGAGTTCGAACGCTGGCAGTTTCGCCAACGGCTCGACGAGGCCTGGAATACTGCACGAGTCAACGCCGACGCCCGTGCCATGGCACAACTCGTCAATGCGCAGGGCAAGTTTATGCGACTCGACAAAGACGAAGCGGCAGCCCCGGATTACTCGACAATTACGCCGCCGTTCTTGGAAATTTCGGGCGACGTTTCTGTTGTAGGTTTTGAACCGATTGTCGACGTGGAGAAGCTCGTGAAGAAGTTGACGGCGCGCTACATTAAAGCCGAAGCGAAAGACGTGGAGTTTGAGGAAGTGGATAACGAAACAACACAATGAGAAAGTATCTGAATCAGATAGAGGAAATCACCGCCGAAGAGGTGGAGGCTTGCATGCCCACCGCAACGGCCGACGGCTTTCACGCGGCATTTGCCCGTGAGCACACTCCACGCACAGAAACATTCTGTTTGACCGATATCGCAGAGGCGGAAGTGACGGAGAACATCGAAAACGGTTTGCGGCTGCACACTACCAAAATAACAGCGCGCTGCAGCGTACGCCACTCCCTCACAACGGCCGTCGCTTTGCGACTCACAGACACGGAAGGAACGCAATGGCTCGTGGGAGGCGTAGGAACGAACAAACCGCTCATCACCACAGAGCAAATGCACCCGGGAGAGTATGAATCACCCACCGTGGTGCAAGTGAATGTGATATGGACGGGGATCTTTCCCCTGTTAGAATTGATTTAATAGAAGAGGATATAATGATGGAATTCCTTAAATGGTTTGGTGAAGTTAATTGGCTGTTCCTGAAACAGAATGCCGGACAGCACACAGCGATGATTACATGGGGAGCCGGTTTTCTGCTCAGTTTGGTGCTCGTTGATTTGGTTTCGGGCGTATACAAGTCTATTAAGAACAAGAAGAAAATTGTGTCGTCGAGGTTGAGAGATACCGGTAATAAAACGGCAATCTATCTTGTCATCTACATTATTCTGGCTCAACTGGACATGATGGCATGCACAATTTTACCGATCCCCATATTCTGTTTGGGGTGTGTCATTGTCTGTGGCGGTGTGGAGTTGAAGAGCATTTTTGAATCTGCAGAGGATAAGGCGAAAATTGAGCAGCAAAAGAATACGGTGCGCGTCGTTTTGGAAAAGACCAATGAAATCCCCGGACTGCCGGGCTTCATTTCGCAGGTGCTATTCCAATTCTTGAAAGACGCAGACAGCGGACAGCCCGCGGAGAACAAGGACGAGCTGATAAAGAAACTCGTCGAGCAGCTTGAACAAGCGAATAGAAACAAAGGAAACGACGTAACTCAATAGGGACTATGGCAACATTGCTGGAACGAGCCGAACGAATTCGGGACGAGGTACAAGAGGCGGCGAATACGGCGCAACGCGTCGGACAGCTGCTTATTGATTTGATTACGGAGATGAAGGGAGCTGACAGTCGCTATCTTTCGGGAATACGCCCCGACACAGCACATGCTCCCATCCATTTTGCGCAAGGCCTGACTGCGAAAGAAGTGCGCACAGAAGGAACGGAGCAAGTACAGGAACAGTTGGTCGTCGGTGACTTCCTTTCGGGACAAAGTGGGGCGCGTATCAATAAAGACGGTGCAGCAGAAGTGGAAACTCTTACCGTACGTTCGCGGCTGGAGGTGGCTGAAATGCAAATCAATCGTCTCACTGCTGTGGAGGGCGACTGGTTGCTTACAGAAAGCGGAACGGTGGAACAGGTTGAACAGAGAGGCACGCAATGGGTGTTGACTATGCGCCGCCGATTTGAGGGTGACATTACGGCTTTCGCTGTTCACGACGTGATTAAAGGTATCGTAAGCACAGCGGCTGTCAGAGCCTTTCGCCCGAACACGCCTTTGCCCACCCCCGAAACGGCACTTTACGCCGTGACATGGTTGAGAGTCGAAAGTGTAGATATCAACGATAATTCGATTACTTGCTCTTTGTATGACAACGCCGACGTCCCCGGTGGAGCAAATATGCAGCCGTGCGAGGGGATGAATCTTGCACGGTGGGGGAACACGAGTATCGCAGAACGCCGGTCGTGCTTGTATCTCTCATCGCGGGAGGGACGTATCATGCACTTGCAGGGTGTAACCGCCCCGAAGATCACAGCTGAGCACCAACGAGCGTCCTTTGGAACTTTGCCCGACTTTTTGAAAGCAGAACTGGGGGAAGTCGTGGACGGCAAGGATGACTATTTGTTTGCGCGCGGACTGGTGGTGCAGGATATCATTCGACTGGACGCCAAAGCCAACCCTATTCCTGAAATCGTGGATCGGGGTAACTGGACAAAGGGAGCTAAGTATTTCGGGGGCACTCGCAACCCCGAAACGAAACGCTTTGAGATCAGCGACGTGTGGCTGGATGGAGCGAGATGGAGGTGCTCCACGACAAAGTCTGAAGGGACGACAGAGGAACCCGCGCCGAACTCTATTCACTGGACGCTCATTCAAGCGAAACCGCAGGACGGCCGAGACGGCGACGCGGGTAAGAGCGCACCGCCGACGGGGGCAAACCTTATCGACGGCACGAGCTTTCGGAATATGGAGGAGGTGCGCCGCTGGGAACATTTCGACCGCTTCACTTTTGACACGTCGCAAACCGACCGAGTGCACCCTTTGGCACAAGCCGTGTGCGCACTTAAAGATTTGAATTGGATTAAAGGTTCTTTGAAGATTGCAGGTCTCTTGCGCCCGAACACGACCTACACAATCTCGATTTATTCGAAAGGGGCACCGGGAGTGCTGGCTGTGCATTATTCTGCTTTACCAGGAACGAGTCGTTACGTGTCATGCAATAACGTTGACAGAAACAAGTGGAAACGCCACACTTATACGTTCACGACGACCGATATCGTCCCCGACAACGCGAACATCTTTTTGGGCTGCACGGATATGCTGGCGAAAACCTACTTTTCGGCGCTGAAGTTGGAAGAAGGAGAGGAGGCGACCGCGTGGTGCTTGTCGGAGAATGACAAAACGGGAACACCGGCGGCGAATCCGAACCTTTGGCATTGCACCGATTACGTAACACGCCCCCACTTTACCACGGGGTATTTGAACAAGAACCCCTACGCGAGTATTTTACCCGGCGGCGTGGACGGCGATAACTATTTCCATATAGAAGGAAATAACGAGGAACGTGTAGCTCACGTGGTGGACCAACCTTTCGGGAATCGATATCCACGGGGCACGTGGTACACGATTTCTTTTAAGTGCCGAGGGAGCGGTTCTGCTCGGTTTCATTGCTACCCGGGGGGATGGAAGAAGAAAAGATATTACTTTCCACGTATCAAGAGTGAGGGGATTGACGGGATAGGACAGGGTTATCTTATCTTGTATTTCAGGCTTACAAAAGAGTGGGTAACGCATTCGTTGAGCTTTTTCTACGACGAAGAAGAGGACGATTTACCTAAAAATTTGAGGACGCAGTTCTCTTTGCCGAAAAGCGAGGGGAACTATCTGGATATCTGCCACCCGAAGATGGAGACGGGCGAGTTCGTCACCCCGTGGTGCTTGTCGGAGATGGACAAGAAAGGCGACCGTGGCGAGAAGGGCGAACGCGGAGAGAGGGGTGAACGCGGAGAAAAAGGCGAGCCGGGCATCCGTGGTTTGCAAGGTTTGCAAGGTGAACGCGGCGAACGCGGCGTGCCGGGCGAAAAGGGCGCGGACGGCAAGAACAGCTACACGCACATCGCCTATGCGGCCGACGGACAAGGCCGCAACATGTCGCAAACACCGGCCGCGCATTTGGGGTATATTGGCATGTATTGCGACAATGTGCCCGAAGACAGCAACGACCCGAAGCGTTACATGTGGACGAAGTTCGTCGGTGCGGACGGCGCGGACGGAATCCCCGGGCGCGACGGCACGAATGGCGAAACGGCTTATTTCCACGTGGCCTATTCTAACGACTCGGGGCGACGAGATTTCAGCGTTGTGCCTATCGTGGGCAAGAACTACGAATATATCGGGACGTATACCGACCACACCAAGGCTGACTCCCTGAAAGCGTCTGACTATAGCTGGACAAAGATAAAGGGCGACCGTGGCGAGAAGGGGGATCCGGGCATCCGTGGTTTGCAAGGCGAACGCGGCGTGCCGGGTGAAAAGGGAGAGAATGGCGAACGCGGTCAAAAAGGCGATCCCGGCCGGGGCATTGCACGTGTCGAATCCTTTTATCTGCTCATGGCCGATGGAACCGCCCCCGGATACGACACACGCGGTTGGAAGAGCAAACCGTCCGTTCCGACATCGCAAACGCCTTGGCTTTGGACGTATGAGCGGATCGTTTATTCAGACGGGACGAGCGAACAGAATGCAGTCCGTTTGGTTACGCGGTTGGGGAAAGACGGAGCCGAAGCTGAACCCACGCGCCCCAATCTGCTTGACGGGACGGACTTTCATCAAGCCGGAGCGTGGGAATCTGGTCTCAACGGCACACACGCCAAGACTGAGACGGCGAAAGACGTACAGCCCGCCGTTACAGGGTGTGGAGTGCTGAGAACGGTGGTGGAACGTGGCGCCGTGGGTGAAGAGTACGCGCAATTCTCGCAGCGCATACCGGTGGACTTAATCGCGGGGCTGGACTACACATTTTCGGTTTATGTCCGTGGTAGCAATACCGGCTGGATGATTGTCTTTCCCAATTCGGGCGAGCATTTTCGCCTTTCGGCAGCAAAGCCCGGGGCGTGGCAAAGATTGTCGGTTTCATTTAAGGCCAGAGCAGCAAGACCCGGAGAGGATAACCGCGCTTATTTACGCTGCTGGTTGAAAAACGCCGACAATGCACAGCGACACGAGGTGCTATTTTGCGCTCCCAAATTGGAAGAGGGCATAACGGCCACGCCATGGTGCTTGTCTGAAAACGACAAAGTGGGCGCCAGCGTGCAAAATCGTGGTTTTTGGGACGCGTTTGCCGAAGGGACGGTATTTCGGGGACGCAACGTGACGGGGGGCGGTTATGAAGACGTGGTGACTGTTTTGACGCCCGCGGGGACAAGAGAAACATATCGCTGCACCCGCACGCATGCCAAAGCGGGAAACGAGACGCGCCCCGGTGCCAATTCTCCATATTGGAAAAAGGGTGACTCGTTCGAGATGGTAAGCACTGGCATGTTCCTGGCGGGAACAGCACAAATCGAAAATCTCTCAACAGGCAACATCTCGGAGGATCGCATGGTTACCGCCGGCGCGGAAATGAGATTTTACGCCGCAGGCTGTAAGCACCCGGGACTCGTGTTTGGATATAGATCTGATACCCAAAACAGACGATTCCCTGTAATGCAATGCTTTGACCCCGAAACGGGAGCACTGCTCTATGATTTGGGTCCTGAAGGGATCTTTGCCAATGCACGCAGAGTGGCGGGGGGGTGGGGACCCACCCCAAGGGTTTGCCCGGCAAGATTTACTACCATTTTTCCACAT